CGTAAACATTGTTTCTATCGCATCTGAGTACGCAACTCGTGTATATGGTAAGAACGCTAAGTGGTCATCTATCGCAGACAGACCTGGCACTTCCGCATACGCAGCAGACAAGAACGGATTCCGTGACCTAATGCACATCCTTGTATTAGATGGAGACGGAGGAATCACTGGTGTACCAGGAACAGTTCTTGAAAAGTTCCTCAATGTGTCTAAGGCATCTGATGCTAAGTCACCACAAGGAACAAACATCTACTACAAAGATGTAATCAAGACTTCCTCAGAGTATATCTGGTGGGGTTCACACGAACTATCACTTGTACAAGATCTTGATAGCACTGCTACTGGTGATATCGGAACAACTGCTACAAACAGACAGTTCGACATCTTTAAGAACACATCTGCTATCTCTGACATTGATGATCCCACTGGAACAACTGCTGGTGCAGTACCAGTCATGTTCACTAAGGGAACTGCAACTATCAAATACTCCTTGAAAGGTGGAGTTGATGGTTACTCAGCAGAAAGAGACAAGTTGTTTGACGCATACGATTTATTCTCAGACCCTGAGACAGAAGAAATAGATTACATTGTAGGTGGTCCAGGCATGAGCAATGAGGCAGACTCACTTGCTAAGGCACAGAAATTGATTGATGTTGCAAACATCCGTAAGGACTGCATCGCATTCATCTCACCTCCTAAGTACTCTGTTATCGGTGTACCTAACACAAACACAATCGTAGAAAATACAATCGAATTCTTCGATCAATTATCTTCTACATCATACGCAGTGTTTGATAACAACTACAAGTACATGTATGACAAGTATAACGACAAGTATCGTTATCTTCCATGTAACGCTGACGTTGCTGGTCTAACACTAAGCACCGCAATTAACTCAGAACCATGGTTCTCCCCTGCTGGATTCAACAGAGGACAACTATTAAATGCAGTTAAGTTAGCATACTCACCATTAAAAGATCATAGAGATCGTTTATATGGTTCAAGAATCAACCCTATCGTATCATTCCCTGGTGAAGGAAACATACTTTACGGAGATAAGACTGCACTAGCAGGAGCATCAGCATTTGACAGAATCAATGTTAGACGCTTATTCCTAGTAATTGAGAGGGCAATCTCGGTATCTGCTAAGTCTCAACTCTTTGAAATCAACGACGAGTTTACTCGTAAGGGATTCAAAAACTTAGTTGATCCATACCTAAGAGGAGTTCAATCCGCAAGAGGTATTGTAGATTACCTAGTTGTTTGTGATACAAGCAACAACCCTCCCGAAGCACAGGACCGTGGTGAGTTCTTTGCTGAAATCTTTGTTAAACCAACAAGGTCGATTAACTTCATCACACTTACATTTACTGCAACCAGAACAGGGGCAACCTTTGCTGAGATAACACAGTAATTATTATTCACCACAAAAACAATAGGTAAAACTAATGGCAAAATTAAAGGTAATCCAGGACATTATCTCATTCCGTAATAAGGTTAGAGAAGTTGCCCGCCCTAATCAGTTCCAAGTTGAACTAACCTTTCCAGAAGGACTCACATCAACAGGATCTGAACTAGCAGAAATGGGAACATTTCTTGTTAAGGGAGCAAACTTACCAGCATCTACTGTGGGTACAGTTGAACTTCCATACAGAGGAAGAGTCTTGAAGATTGCAGGAGACAGAACATTTGAACCATGGACTGTTACTGTTATCAACGATGAAGGATTCAAAATGAGAAATGCATTTGAACAATGGTCAAATAAGATCAGTTTACTTGCTGAGAACAGATCAGTTTATGCTGCACCAGCAAACTATCAAACAAGTGCTACTGTAAGACAGTTAGGAAGAACAGGTGGAGACATCAAATCATATAAATTTGAAGGAATCTATCCTGTAAATATCTCTGCTATTGACTTAGCATGGGATAGCAATGATGCTGCTGAGGAGTACACAGTTGAGTTTGCAGTCCAGTACTGGGAACCAATCATCAACGATACTGATGTAGCAAATGCTAAGGAAGACACAGACGACGTATAATGACGTTTTCAAAGGTGTCTAAATAATAATGAAGTAATTAAAATAAGATCCGATAATGTCAAATTTATTTGGTTATTCTCTTGATCGCAAAAAGAAGGGGCAAGCGACTACCCCTTCTTTCGTGCGTAAAGAATCTGATGACGCAGCGCAACCGATAGTAGCGGGTGGGTATTTCGGACAGTACGTTGAAATGGGCGACGCTGCTAATAAAGCAAGCGAAGCAGATTTGATTGGTCGTTATAGAGAAATGTCTCTACACCCAGAGGCAGATGCAGCGATCAATGATGTTGTTAATGAAGCGATAGCAGGGGACTTGAACGATCATCCAGTAGATATTGATCTTCAAAACCTCCGTGGATCAGCAAACTTAAAATCAAGAATCAAGGAAGAGTTTGAAAACGTCCTTGTTCTTTTAGATTTCGACAGAAAAGCATACGATATATTCAGACGTTGGTACATAGATGGTAGATTATTCTATCATAAGATGATCGATACTAAGAATCCTAAGAATGGTATTACGGAACTTAGATACATTGATCCTAGAAAGATTAAGAAAGTTGTAGAGTTTGATAAACCAAAAGATAGATTACAACCCATAGATCCACAGACCGCTTCTATTGTTCCGCGTTCTGTTGAGTATTACATATACTCACCCAAAGGTCTAAAAGGATATGAGAACAATGGAATCAAGATTGCACCTGATGCAATAACGTATTGTCACTCAGGTCAGTTAGATATGCAGAGAAATTATGTTCTCTCACATCTACATAAAGCAATCAAGGCACTCAATCAACTTAGGATGATTGAGGATAGTTTGGTTATATATAGATTGTCTCGCGCTCCCGAGCGTAGGATATTCTATATTGACGTGGGTAATTTACCTAAGCAAAAAGCAGAACAATACCTCCGTGAGGTGATGTCCCGCTATCGTAACAAACTTGTTTACAACGCTGATACAGGAGAAATAAGAGATGACAAGAAATTCATGTCAATGCTCGAAGACTTCTGGTTACCACGAAGAGAGGGGGGAAGAGGCACGGAAATCTCTACTCTCCCAGGTGGACAAAATCTTGGAGAACTTGAAGACGTCAAGTACTTCCAGAAGAAACTCTACCGATCACTCAACGTACCCGAGTCACGCTTAGAATCTGATAACTCATTCAACATTGGTAGATCCGCTGAGATCACTCGTGATGAGGTAAAGTTTCAGAAGTTTGTCACCAGACTTCGTAAGAAGTTTAGTGATCTATTTAATGATCTCCTTAAAACTCAATGCGTTCTTAAAGGTGTTTGCACCTTAGAAGAGTGGGATGAGATTAAGGAACACATTCAGTACAACTTTATTGCGGATAACTACTTCTCTGAAATGAAAGAGAAGGAAGTTATGAACGAACGTCTTGCTATGTTGCAACAAATGGATCCTTATGCGGGGAAATATTTCTCTGTTGAGTACCTAAGACGCAACATTTTACGTCAGACTGACAACGAAATGAAGGAATTGGATGAACAAATGGCATCAGAAATTGCCGATGGGTTAGTTGTTTCTCCTGTTGAGATGCAACAAATGGAAAAAGCGCAGATGGAAATGTCTATGCAACCACCAGAACCACCTCCCGAGGAACCCAAACTGTCTGAAAAGGACTATAAAAAGGGAGAAATCTAAATAGTATACATACACACATAAATTATGCCTTCTCAATCTGCTACTGACATCGTGAATGCGCTATTTGCTGGACAGAAAGATCTTTCTGACTATGTAGATACGCAAATGAAATCTCTTGCCATGGACTCTATCGAGGATATGAAAAAAGAGGTTGGGAAAACAATGTTTGCTCCACAGGAAGATGGACCAGAATCCACAGAGCAACCTGTTGATGCAATTCCACCTGATCAAACCGAGGAACCCACAGATGAAACTGATAACGGAACAAATTGATGATGCCCAGGTTGTAATAACTGAGGGTAAGAACGGTAAGAAACAGACCTTTATTGAGGGAGTTTTCTTGCAAGGTGAGATAACAAACCGCAACGGTAGACGTTATCCAATACAAACTCTTGCAAGAGAGGCAGCAACATACAACGAAAAGTTTATAAAAACTGGTCGTGCGCTAGGTGAATTGGGTCATCCCGAAGGTCCAACCATCAATTTAGATCGTGCATCTCACATTATTACTTCTCTAAAACAGGAAGGTAATAACTTTGTGGGTAAAGCAAGATTATTAGAGACCCCAATGGGTAAGATTGCTAAACAACTTCTTGATGAAGGTGTTAAATTAGGAGTCTCATCACGCGGACTAGGGTCTATCAAAGAAGAAAACGGTATCAAAGTTGTAGGAGAGGACTTTGTTCTTGCTACTGCTGCTGATATTGTCGCTGATCCGTCAGCACCTGATGCTTTTGTTAATGGCATCATGGAAGGTAAAGATTGGGTACTTGCTGGTGGCGCAATACAAGAGCAAGATATCGATGCAATTAAGAAGAGAATTGACAATGCTGCGCTATCGCAGATTGAAGAAAGGAAGATTTCCGCATTCAATTCATTCTTAAATTCTTTATAACTATAAATAATAATTAGCAACTATCAACACAGTTAGAAAAAACGGAGACCGTAATGTCTGAAAAACTTGAAACAACTCTGGATGAGCAAGGTGTAGTAACCAAGAATGCTAAACCTGGCGATCCTATGCCTAAATCTGAGACTGGTACTCCTGGTCAAGGTATACAAGATCTAGGTGGACCAACACCTTTTAACTCTAAACCAGATGACGATTCTAACAAGATGAAGACTGGTGGCGGACCAACAGCAACACCTCCACAAACAAAACCATCTGATGCATCAGGTCAAAAGGCAGAGTTTAGTACAAAAGGTGATGTACATGCTTCTCATGAACCAGAGGGAGAGGTAATCGAAGAAGAGCAGGAAGAGGAAACAATCCAAGTTGACCTATCTGCTGATGTTGCTGCACTAACTGAGGGTGAAGATCTAAGCGAAGAGTTCAAAGCGAAAGCAGCGACCATCTTTGAAGCAGCAGTGATCTCACGCTTAAACGAAGAACTAGGACGTATGCATGATGACTATGCAAAAGTCTTAGAAGAAGAAATTGAGTCTGTTAAGACCGAATTGGCAGAGAAGGTAGATGAGTACCTGTCATTCGCAACTAACAAATGGGCAAAAGACAACGCTCTTGCTATTGAGCACGGTATCAAAACCGAAATGGCAGAGTCAGTCCTTGCAGGACTCAAACAGGTTTTCTCCGAGAACTTCATCGATGTTCCCGAAGAGAAAGTTGATCTAGTCGACGAAATGACTGGACAACTCGATACTATGGAGAAGAAACTCAATTCACAAATCGAAGAGAACGTCGCTCTTACAAAAGAGATAGGCGGATATATCAAGAATGGGATAGTGACCGAACTATCTGATGGTCTTAGCGTTGCTCAGAAAGAGAAATTCGCTAGTCTAACAGATGCAGTTGAGTTTGAAAATGAAGAATCCTTCCGCGAGAAGGTCAAGACAATACGCGAATCATACTTCAACAATGGCAAACCAGAAACGACAACAGTCACAGAGGATGTCGAAGTTGATGCATCTACTCAGGTAGATGGCACTATGGGCGCATACGTCAACGCACTTTCCCGCTGGGCAAAGTGATTAAATTACAATCAACCCTAATTTTTTAAAGCAAAATGTTCAACTCAGAACACTTGCAAGAAAAGTGGGCACCTATTCTAGAACATTCCGAGTTAGATAATATCTCTGATAAGTACAGAAAGGCAGTTACTTCAATCTTGCTTGAAAACCAAGAATCATTCCTCAAAGAGGAAGCAGGAATTCTTAACGAAGCTGCTCCTACAATGAGTGCTGGTACTGCTGGTTTCAGTGGTAGTTCAACCGCTACTGGACCTGTTGCTGGTTTCGACCCTGTGTTGATTTCATTAATAAGAAGATCAATGCCTAAGCTA